AGCTAATGCTCCTACATCTTGACCTAAGAAAGCTTGACCAGCTTGACCTAATTGTAATTGTTGGCCACCTAAAGTTTGTTGATTCATGAAAGCTTGTTGAGCTGCTTGTTGAGCTTGACCAAAACCTTGTTGTAATAATTGAGCCTGTAATGCAGCTCTGTTTCTATCTGAAGCTTGTTGATATTCTGCTCTTTGAACACCTTCTCTACCTCCACCAAATGCACCAGCTCCTACTGCTTGTGCTGCTAATGCAGGTAAACCTTTTGCAGCTTGCACATCAAATTGTTGTAAAGTTGTATCAATTACATCTTGTTGATACGGAGACATAAATTGTTGATAAGCTTGTGGTCCAGTTAATCCAGCTGCTGTTGTTTGAGCTTGTTGAGCCGCTTGAAGAAAAGGTTTATATCCACCTATTCCAGCAAGTGCTGTTTGTTGAGCCTGTTGTTGTAATGGATCTTGACCTGCAACAAATTGTGGACCAAATATTTTTGATAAATCTGCTGTTTTTAAATCACCTGTTACTTGTTGTAATTGAGTTATAAACGGTTTTGCTGCCGCTTCTATAAACTCTGGTGGTTGTTGAACTACTGTTGATACTTCTGCCATTATACTCTACCGCCTTTTTCTAATTTTTTCATCATATCGTACATACGTTGTGCACCCTTATTAACGTCTCCGTCACCCATTCCTCTTACAGCATCAGCTGTAAATACAAATTCATTGTTTGCTAACATCGCAGGAATGTCATCTGCCTTTTCTTTTACACCAACTGGAGGAATAAATCCACCTGTTTCTCTAAGGTCTAATTCTGTAACCCCCGCAGGGTTTTGATTTAATGGTAGATTCATGATGCCGGCTGCTTGTATAGCATTTTGTTCTGGATTATCTGGTCCTCTTGCAAATCCCATTCTACCACCATAAGCAACGTTTGTTCTATTCATATCTTGATTATACTCTGATAAATCTATATTCACCTGTTCAAGAATAGCTGCATCTTCGTCTGCTGCATCAGCAAATGTTCTTTGATTTTTATATGCATTAATTAACTTACTTCTTAATGCTCCAACATCTCTAGTAATACCTTCGGGATCACCTTCTTCTTCTGCTTGATTTAATAGTCCACCTAGTAAAGAACCACCGGCAAATACTTTTGCAGTGCTTAATAAATCAGCTCCTTTTTTAGTTTTATCTGCTGAACTAAATAATGAAGTTAGTCCAGGTATAGTTCCCATACTACCTTTTAAACTACCTAATCCAAGAAAAGGTTTACCACCAGGTAGTAACATAGGTGCAAAATTAAATGCTGCTGCAGCCAATAAAGGATTTTCTTTAATTGTTTTTCCTATACCTTTTACAGCGCCGGTAACACCTTTTACAGCTTTTTTAACCAGGCTACCTAGGCCATACATTTGTCTACCCATCATTCCACCATCTGCTGCCATATTTCTCATAGACGCTGACATTGGTGATAATGCTGGCTCTAATTGAGATGGCATGTTAGCATTACCAAAAAAAGGTTGACCACCTCCTGTTATTGGGTCTCTAAATGCATTTAAATTAGATAATGTTCCAGGTCTTGGAGTTAGACCTGTAGCTGTGTAAATATCAGAAGCTAAATTCAATGGTGGTTGTGTAGTGGTATTACCACCTGCTAATTCAAAAGTAGCCTGACCACCACCTGAACCTAAATTAGATTCAGCTGATTCTAATCTTTGATTAATTTCTTGTAATGTTTGTTCTGCAGAAGATACACCACTACCTAACTGATTTAGTCTAGGCATAATTCCACCTTCTTGATACATTTGTCTTGGTTGTTGTCCTCGTGATATCGCCATAATTTAAATATATTTATACTGTTGAGCAGGCGTAGAATCCTGTAAATATAATACTTTATTTGATTTTTTCGCTATCGTCAACAGATTTTGCGCGCTCTAATAGATCAAAGAATCGACCACAATATTGATGGTCTCCAACATGGGTTATATTATCCATAGCATAGATGTATACTTCTCCTCCCATATCTGTCCATCTTTGACAGAAACCAAAATCTTCACCAAAATATCTCTTAGTTTCTACATCATGTAATGTATCAAATAAATTGTACATATTATCTTTTTTGACTTCTTTACCATTAATAACTGTAGGCTGATATATTTCTAATTCTGGATGATGTTTAATCATTTTTTCAATGACTTCTCTTTTAATTAACATACATCCTGTAGGAGCATGAGATACTTTAATAACTCCATTTTCCATAGTCATTTCATTTCCTTTACCCATTTTAATTGGAAATATGTGACCTGCTTTTAATATATCATCAGGAGTTTTAACCATATCGGTTTCTTTTATTTTTTTCCACATCTTATCTGTATCAAATGTTTTCATTGGATATGGACAAGAAATAACATCTTTATCTGCACCTATCATTTTATATATAGTTTTAGAATTAAAATCTATGTCTGAGTCTATGAACAATAAATAATCATAATGATCTTTATGATTTAAAAATTCTGCTACACATAAATTTCTACCTTGTGTAACTAAAGATGATTTAAGTAATGTAAAACTAACTAGTATACCTTGTTGCATACAGTCTAATTGAAACTTTAATACAGCTTGAGTATAATGCATAGACACTTCACTATGACAAGGAGTACAAACCATTATTTTTGCTTTTGGTTTATCTATAATATTACCTATGTTAATAGTTCTAACGTTTGAATCTACCTGTTCTATTTTTTCTGTTTGATAAGTATCTGCGTTAGCGGTTGTTTTCTTTTTTTCAGAAAACCATATTGGTTCATTATTTTGCATTTAGTGCTCCTCTCAAAAATCTTGTCCATGCTTGTCCTTTTACTCCCCAGTCATAAAATCTATTTACATAATTTTGTTGCATCTTTAAATGATCCTGGAGGCCTGGAGCATGAAGCATATCCGCAGAAGCTTCTATACCTGCAGCAAACTTTCTAGCTAAGCTTTTGTAATTATTTGAATAAGGTACATACATTGGAAACTCTGCACCTGTTTCATATATAGCACCATAATTAGTTGTAATACAATATAGACCCGCTGACATTGCTTCAAGTAATGAAATACAAGATGTCTCTTCCCAGATACTTGGGTATACAAACATTCTATAGTCTTTTAAATTTTCTTTAATATATTCATTTGGTTTATAGCCAATGTAATTTACATTAGGTAGTTGTCTTGCTTGTTCATATAAAGCTTCGTATGATTTATCATTAGCTTCTGCAAAATCTTTTCCATATACTTCACAAGAAGAATAAACATCTAAACTAATTAATGGATTGTTAACTAATTGCATTGCACCTAATAATACAGATAAACCCCTCCAAGGTGTGCAGTGATGAATTATTTTTATTGGATCACCTTTTTTATATTGTGTTATAACTGACTGTACTTCTTCAATACCATTTTTAATAACTACACATTTCTCTCTTGGTAGATCAAATCTTTTTGTAAACTGTTCAAAGTTCCAATTAGAATTAAATACATACCAATCATATTTATCATGATTTGATTTATCACTAAACCATGGATTTAAATTAGGTTGATCCCAAGAATTTTTTTGCCAAAGAATATTTAACTTGGTTGGGTGTAAAGGTATTTTACCTGGAACTGATGTGCAAATTTCTACTTGATTAAGTAAGCTAGGTTCTACATGCTTTCTTAAATATTCAAATTGTAGTTCTGTTCCGCCTCTAGGATTTTGGTTTGTCATTATTTTGATTCATTACTTTCTGAAATACTTCAAGACCTTTGTTAGTAATTTGAACTGTAACATCTTCTACAATATCAGGTCCTTCTACTTTCTCTTTAAATACTTCTCCTGTCTTGGTATTTCTGTATGTTGTTGTGGTTACACAATCTATTTTAGGTATATCATGTGTATGGGGAACATCACCGCCTTCATGAGAGTGAGTGATACCATTATCGTGAGTGTGCTCTAATTTATCTTTATCCATTTTCTTGTGATCTATCTATCAAAAGATAACTTATTTGTCCAGTGATCTCGTTTGCTGTGTCTGCCTGTATTTTTAAAATATCTCCACCTTCTAGGTTAATAACATTCTTAGCTAAGTTTTCAGTAGACTTATTTAATTGTGCATGAGCTATTTGTACATCAGAACCACCTGACTTTTTTAAATATAAATCTGTATCAACATTACTGGCTGTATCATGCACTGCTTGTACAGATTTAACAATTGCAATAGCAGACGTAGTAATAGTTAATGCTGTTGTTAAATTGGTTGTTGTTAAATTAAACGTTTCGCTTTTAAAAAAATTAGCCACCTAAAAACCACTCCTTTTGATCTTCTTCATTTTTTAAATCTTGTTGAAAAGAGAAGTTAAGTTGATTTTTTAAAGTGTCAAGAGCTTCTAAAATTTGTCTTTGATTAGAAACTTCATATTCTTGTTTTGGTTCTGGTATACTAACTACTACTTTTGCCATTATCTTCTTCCGTCTGGTTGAGCATCTACTCTCAAAGTTCCATACCTCCAAGTTTCACCGGTACCATCATTTTCTATTTTAATTGATAGTAATCTTCCTCTTGCTCTAGTGTCTACCTTATCAGTAGAATTGGTAATTGTAAATGGGCCAAGAGGTGAGCTAGATGCAGTGTTATTTGGATAATCATTCAATAGTAATGTAATTTTTGAATTACCTGTAAGAACCTTAAAGTCAGGTATAAATCTTTTTACAGACATAAAAAACTCTCCATCTCCCCTGTAGTCAACCATACCTGTTGATTGACCTGTCATACTTCTTCTTGCTGTAATATCAAAGTCTCCAGATTCAATAAATGCATTAATAGAAGTTGTGCCTGATGAATTAACTTGATCAGTTCCAACTTCGTGAGCATAATAAGTTGAAGCTCCATATGTGTTTGTAATACCCAAGATATCTCCAAATACAGGTAGTGATGTTTTATTATATTCAGTAGCATATGGCACATCAAAGACTCCGGTATCTACATACGAAGTTCTAGCTAATGATGAAGTTGTCCAAACATTTTCTCCATAGTTATATGTGACACATCTATCAATTTGATCTGATCCTGATTTTGGATAAAACCAATTTACTTCACTATAAAGAGTATTGTGTTCTGCATAAACTATATCAGATGCGTTAAAATTAATTCCTAAATTATTTGAATTTGTTGTAAAAACAAAATCTTCAACTAAACATGGTAATGATTTAACTGTACCATCAAATACAAAAAATCCACCTTCACCTGACATCCAAAATACTTTACCATCAGAATAACTTAATGCGTGTTGACCAATCAATCCACAGTTAGTACCAACTTGTCTTACACTAAATGTAAATGGTGGACCAACAAATTGAATCACATAAGCAGAGCTATCAGTTAATACTAAAGTATAATCTTTACCAGATACTGCTCCAACAATTCTATTTCCTTTGTCTAATCTAAATGTACCTGCAGTATTAACTGCAGTTGGTGTATAATCATTTAAGTCTTCTTGATTTGAAAATCTTATAAACATTGGATCCTGAGTCGTAGGATCTCCAATAGTTGTTTCCGTTCCA